ATAGCTAGACCTTCAACATTATCTCCGATTTTACTGATTTTACCGGAACATCTTTTTCATCCAATAAAACCGAATGAATTGTACCTGCAATGACAGGACTGACTAATGCGGTTGTTCCTCCTACCTCTGTGGGGGCGTCAATTTCAATTTTGGGTGGATATACTGCATCATATCCAGAACCACTCTCAGAAACGATTACATCGTTGAGTGGTCCGTAAAATACATTATCAGTACCTTTATAATTAAAAATCTCAACTCCATTTACCAAAGATCCAACAGTTTTATCGATTGGAGTCTTTACTTTTTCTTTTACATCTCTATCTGGTGAAATCGGATACTTTCTTAAAGAGAAACTTGGTGATAATTTTTTATTATATAATTTGGATAGTGTAAATCTATGTGTAGAAGCAATTCCACTTTCTATAGCCAAATCAATATTTGTATCAGTATAAATTGCCGATAATGAATCATAAAGTTTGATTTTATTAGAATCTACAACTTTAATGTAATATTCAGTACCTGATGCTAATCCTGTAATTGCATTTCCAGTACCATGAGTATATGTAATCTTATCTCCAGTTAAAAATTTTAATGAAGGTCTTGGTATAGTAATTTCGGATGTACCAATACTTGATGTATCTGTTATCTCTTCAAAAATTGATTCTGGATTTATCTGATAGTCTGGTAAAGAATTTGTAGCAACAAAAATATTTTTTCCGCCGTCATCATAAGTATTTTGGACATTTGCAGATACATTAGAAAATTCTAGAGGAACAGTTGTGGAAGATGATGATGCAGTTTTAATTATTCTTTTAATATCATATTTTGCACCGGTTTGTCCATCTGCTAAATTTGTACTTACATCTACTAAAACTAAATCTGTAAGTGTTAAATCTGCTTTAGTTGGATCTGTTTGATCTCTAGAGATATTTCCAACTTTAGCAGTTCCTAGAGATACATTTGCCCCTCTTCTGAAAATATTGACATTATCCCCTTTTCTCAGAGAAACTTTATCTGGAAATTCTGCTAAAATATGTGTTGTATTACTAGCAGAAGATTCTATTTCAAATCTAGAAGATGTGTTGTAAATCCAGGAATTAAAAATAAATTCTTTATATGTATTTTCTTCTTGATTATCCCTGACATATTCTCCAAGATTGTTAACAAGAATTTTATCTCCTGTTTCAATTAAAGTATATCCCTCATCATCGAAATTAAAATCACTTAAAATATTCTTTAATTCAAATATTACTGGTTTTCCAATATCACCATCTTCATATGAAATAGCAAAATTAGTTCCTTTAATTTCGTCAGTATCTGAAATTGTTGTTGTGATATTGGAGCATCCAAAAAATTGATTTACTGTTTTTCTTGTATATGAAATCTCAGTATTAGTTCCAGAAACAATTGTTCCTGAATTTGGGAAAGAAACTGTAGAATCAACTGTTATAGTTGTAGAACCTACAGGAACATCTCCAATTACTTTTGTTACTGGAGTTTCTTTGAATGTTCCGATTAAAAGACCTTCTTCATCATATCCTTCCGATATAGAGATTTTATAAATGTTTTCGCCAGTTGATGATCTATAATAATCAATTTCCGAAATTGGTGCAGATGCAGATCCATCATTCGAAATCAAAGTTTGACCAGCAACTTTCAAAGGATCCTGACCACTGACTAATTTTCCAAATAAAACTTTTCTTCTAATAAACTCTGCAGATGATGATTTAAGTAAAAATTGCTCAGTATCAATTACTTCTGCATCTACACCATATAGTACTTTAAATAATATTTCGAAAGATGCATCAGTTCCTTTTGCCTGATAAAGAGACTTTGCCTGTTTTATAAAAGATCCAACATTTACGTTAGAATCAAGGTCATTATTTTCTAGACCAGGTAAAAATTGATACTTTAATTTTTTGAAAAATTCTTTTAAAAATAAATTACTGAGATTTATTACAGAATCGCCTTGATTGTGCTCAGTTATACTAGTTGTTTTGAAGACAAGATTTTGTTGCCCTCTATCTTCTTCATAAGATTCTACTCCACTAAATCCCCTAATACATCCAGTAAAAGAAGTTTCTGTTTTTTCAGTGTAGGTAATAATCTCATTATTAATTTTTAATAGACCATACTCTTCAGGAAAACCTGCAGTGGAAGATACAAAAATTTCATCGTCAATATATCCAACATCCTGACTTAGAGTATAAGTCTTGGATACAACATCTGCTGTTAAATTATTGGTGCTTATGTATTGATCAAAATTATTTGTTATATCGAAAGCAGCACCACGATGTTCTAAAGAAATATAATATTGCTTCAAAAAGTCAACAAAATTTTCTTCTGACGAAGAAATAAATTCTGGTAATTGATTCTTTATAATCTGACTTACTTTTACTCTAGAGTCAAATTTTGTATCCGCCATGCTTCCTTTACCTTGTTAATTTTCCGTTTGGATAACTGGATGTTGTTATATATCTTGTTCCGGATATACTTTCTCCTGAAGAAATAGTATCCCTTCTCATATTTATTGTAGGAGAACTGGCTCCAACATCAAAAATTAAGTATAAATCCTTCAAACCAATAACATCATTTGAATCTGGAAATGCCTGAACTTCTACGATTCCATCAGGTAATACTGTAGAGTTAATTTTTACAGTATTAAGTAAAATTTCACCCTCCGTGTAATCAACAACTCCTACTGATTTTATAACAATCTCTGGTGCTCCTGAAACTGTTTCTTTAACTACAGATAAAATACCTTTTCCACTTCCATCAAGATTTCCATTTGCATCTTTATTTGGAGTATCTGTAAGGTAAACAATACTAGATTCTCCTTCAACAGTAAAACCAGTACTCTTTATATTAAATCCATATTCATTAATATAAAAACGATTACCAAAGCAAAGTTCATACTGTGCAAAATTGTTCAAAGACACTTTCATATCTCTTCTCATTCTCACCTTAGTGATATTTGAAGTAATTGCCGAATTTGTATTATCAATAACTTGCTGTACTTTACTATATTTAAATCTACCTCCAAATTTGTTTAGGTCTGCAGATTTGGCATATCTCTCTAAAGTTCCAATAACAGAACTTTTCAGTGAACTTGGAGTTGAAATTTGAGAAGAATTATAATATACTGAAGATTCAATTTCGACATAAAGTATTTTTAAGTCAACAATTTTTTGATTAATTCCTGTTATAGAATAATTTTTTAAATCCAATAAGAGTTGTTCCTTAGTAAAGTCTGAAAGGAATGTACCATTTCTTGGTTTCACTGCTATAGTTACACTTCCAAATTCTGGAGGATCTAATTCTTCTCCACCAATTACAGATACTGCTTCAGCATTTGGATATACTTTCTTGACAATATATTCATAATCTCTGGCGGTGACTGCCCTATTCTGGGCGCTGTATGCTCTTGGAGCATAGTATTTGATAGAATCTACACTCTCAATGCTAGAACCTTCCCTAGAGGATAATATGGTGTTGACAACAACAGGTTCACTTGATTGTGCAAGAACTAAAGATCCATCTTGGTTTGCATATTGAAGAGATCCTGAGAATGCTAAATTTCTGACTCCATTACCATCTTCTCCATTGGTTACGATATATTCGATCGTAATTACAGATCCATTTTCAAGTTTCTTACCAAAAACACCATCACCAAAAACAATTTCATAAGTTTCATCCTTAATCTCTTGAAGTAAAAAGATCTCAGAGGTTGAATCAACATCAATAATATTATTTACAACCTTATATTCTTTTCCTCTTCCAGTTTCATTCTGTCCTTTTACATAAACTCTAATTGAATCTGTATCAACATATGAGTTTTGAAGTTCAAATTTTTGTTCAATTGATGTATCTACAGTAAAAGTCTTTCTTAAAGAAATTCCTTCATAGACAGATATTGCATCGAAAGTTGCTAATTTGTATGTTCCAAAATCAAATGTTTGTACAGTAATATCTTCTGGAATTGAAAAAACGTATGAAGTATTGTTTGTATTCCCTGTACAAACAAGACCTGCTTTTAACGTTAATGTTTGTGTTTCAATTCCTTCAAGAGAAACATCAAATGATATTACTGCTCTTGCAGATTTTCTTGATTTTGGAACATATCCTATATTTCTTGCTAACCCAACAACATTTTGCCTTAAAGTTGCAGAATCCAAAAAGGATTCGTTTGCAATCATGTTGCTATTAAATGCATTGATATACGTGTTATATGCAAGTGTATCAATTAGTATTGAGAAATTAGATCCCTCAAAATCAAAATCAGTAAATTTTGAATTTGCTCTTAGATAATCTTTGATCGAAGATTTAATTTGATCAAAATCTAGATTGTTGAACTCTGTAAAAGGCATTTTATCTCGTTGCCTCTAGTATGAAATTAATTGTTTGCGGTGGAAAATCTTTTCCAATAATATCAAAGTGTACGGTAACGTCTACTGAATTTAGATCAGGTAGAAAATCAACTTCTATTAATAAGTTTTCTACCCTATCTTCATATGTTTTAATTGTACTTTCAATTTGATCTTTTATTCTAATTTCAGTTCCAATAGTTGGATTATCGAATAGTGAAGACCTCACATCAGACCCAATAGTCGAATTAAAAAATCTTTCATTAGGAATTGTTTCGATTAAATTCCTAATTGATCTAATAATTGCATTTTCATTCCTTAATATGGGTAAATCCCCCGTCACTGGATGTGGACGGAAGGATAAACTAATATCTCGGAATGCTCTGGATGTCCTTTGGACTGCCATTTTATAATTTTTTTAAATTATTTATACCTCATTCCTGAAGATTTTGTTGATTCGGGTTCAAATTATCATGCATAATCTCTTGAATCGTAATTTCTTCTGGATCTTCTGTTTTTCTTGGGAGTGACCAGTAGTCTGTTGTCAAACTTGCGGTTCCCCACATAGATTTCATATAGTTTTTGTCTCTGTCAACGGGTGAATTTCCCATTTTTCTCCTGTTTTTGTGTAAAAACAGAACTTTTTGAG